GAATTCAACCGCATGATCGCCATCGTGGGCACCTACGAGGCACCGCCCGTGCCCATCGTTGTGCGCTACGCGAACGACGATCAAGGGCAAAGCATCGACTTCTTGAAAGATTGCAAGTTCGTCAGGCGCTCATGGCAAGCGCAACAGGGCAGCGCGGACATGAAGGTGGAGTTGGAATTCAAAATCCTGGGGGGCATCTTCCCGAATGGGCTGCCGCCGCAAAGCCTGCTGTAGGGCCGGGCTAGGCACGGCAAGCCGAGCCGCGGCATGGCGGGCCGGGGAAGGCGAGGCAAGGCGAGGGTAGTTCTCATCACTCACCGGAGTTGTGACGTGGACGCGAAAGACAAATCGAACTGGTCCGATCCCGGCTACAACGGGAAGATCATCCACCTGGCGAGCGACCGGGACGGCGCCGAATACGTGTTCCGCTGGCCTAACAATGGCCACCTCTCACGCTACACGCGCGAGGCCATGTCCGGGAACGTGGCGAAAGCGAGTCGCCACTTGGTTTTGGAGCTGGTGCTGTTCCCGAAGCGGGACGAATTCCTCCCGCGCTGCGAGGAATTGCCGGGGCTGCCCATCGCCCTGGCCAATGAGATCAATAAGAAGATCGGACTGACGGAGGAATACACCGAAAAAAACTAGCAAGTCGCCGCGAGGCATTCCGCGCGGCGACGATCCGGCAAATGGAGCTGGTTGTATCGGGCGTGTTCGGGACAGTGCCGGAGGAACCCAAGGCCCTGCAGGAGGCCTTCATTGAGGCGGAATGGCTGGAGACTTGGCGGGCGGAGCTGCTGGCCAGCGTGATCCTACGGTGCCTGTCCCCTAGATCGTGAGCAAAACCCAATGGCATCCGTGTTCACACTCGGCGTGATCGTCCGCGTCATCGACCGCTATTCCGCGCCCTTCCGCAGCTTCCGGGCGATGCTGGCCGGTCACCGCGACCAACTGCGGCAAATGGGCCAGGACATGAAGGCCTGGGGCAAGGCTGCGCTGGTGGCCGGGGCGGTGATCGGAGGGGCGCTCGCGGCGCCAACAATGGCGTTCGCCAGTCTGGAGGCGGCGTCCACACAGTTGCGCACGACACTGATGGACAGCCGGGGCGGATTGCCCACCGCGTTCGCGGAGATCGAGCGCAAGGCCATCGCCCTGGGCAACCGGCTGCCGGGCACCACGGAGGATTTCCTCCGCATGGCGTCCATCATGGGCGCGAAGGGGCAGTCGGCGGACACCATCGCGGGCGGCTTGCTCGAGGCGGCGGGCCTATTGGGCGTGGTGCTGAAGCCGCTCGGCGCAACCTACGAGTCCACGGCGGAATCAGTCGCCATCTTCGGCAACGCCCTGGGTATCGCCAGCAAGGACATGGTGCCGTTCACGGACGTGGTGCAGCGCGCGGCGTTCCTGGGCGTGGAGTTGGGGGACATGACCTATGCCGTTGCCCGGTCCGCTCCCGCGCTGAAAATCCTGGGCGTGCAGGGCTTGGAAGCCAGCAGGGACCTGGTCCCGCTGATCGCCATGCTGAACGCGGTGGGGATCAGGGGCGAGATGGCGGGCACCGGTCTGAATGCCATGTTGACCCAGCTCTCCAATCCGATGGAGCTGGGCGAGATCAATCAGGCGCTGGGCCGCGTCGGCCTCCAATTGCACCTTCTGGACAAGGACGGCAAGTTCCTCGGCATCCAGAACATGATCGGCGAGCTGGAAAAACTCCAGAAGCTCAACCCGGCGCAGTTCGCCGTGATCATGGAGAAGATCTTCGGCGGCGGCGGCGACGCAGGGATCGCCAGGACGATCATTGCCGGGGGCCTGAAGGGCTACGGCGAGATTGCCGCCAAGATGCGCGGCCAAGCGGACTTGCAGATGAAGGTGAACGAGAGCCTGGGCACGTTAGCAAACGTGCTGGATGCCGCCACCGGCACCCTCAAGAACACGCTCGCCGAATTCGGCAAGCTAATCTCTCCGGAATTGAAGGCCGTGGTGACGTGGCTTGGGGACGTGTCCGCCGCAACCGGTGCGTGGATCAAGGGGCATCCGCAACTGGTCAGGTGGCTCGTCGTTTTCCTGGGTATCGCCGCCGGGCTGACCGTCGTGTTGGGCGGCTTGGCCGTTGCGATTGGCGCGGTCATTACCGCCATCGGCGGCACCGCCGCAGCCATCGCCATCGGGGTGGTCGCCGCGCTGGCCGCTGCCATCGCGGCCCTTGTGGTGTTTTGGGATGACCTGACCGCCGCCGTAAAGTCGTTCTGGAACGCGCTGAAAGGCGGTTTCGGACTATTCAATGCCTTTGTCAAGGGGTGGGCCTGGCTGACGGGCGGCAAGCCGGTGGAGATCGACTACACGGGCGGAGCCGCCGATCTGATGAGCACGGTGCGCGGAGGATCGCAGGTCCCGGCCGGAGGCGTGGGGGCAGGGCGGGGGCCGGTCACCATCAATTTCGGCGGCGTCAACATCGCGGACAGGGCCACCGCCGATTACTTCACTAAGCGGGTGGTCGATGCCATTGAAGGGCTGTCCGACGGCATGCCCACCGCGCAAGCCATCCCGTAGGAGCGTTCGCATGGCGGGCATCCCGATCCTGACACACCTGGGGCTGGACCATTTCATCGGCGCGGACGCCGGGGAGGTGCGGCTCAACGGGAAATTGCTGCCCGGCCTGCTGCAGAGCATGACCATCCGGAGCGCCATGCGGACGGACGGCGCGCAATTCGTTTCCGGCGCGCAGCGCACGCAGCCGATGGGCTTCGAACCCGCGGCCGTGCGCCTGGTGTTGGAGCTGACCAGCGAGCCGTCCAGCTTCGTGGCCATCGGCGACCAGGTGGCGGCCATGCTGGGCAAACCCGCGGCGGGCGGCGCGGACGATACCTGCTACGGAAAGGTCAAGACGCTGAGCCTACTGCACACGGCGGTGGATGCGTTCGGCGCGCCGGTACAATACCGCTTGACGAACAAGCACACGCTGGCCAGAGCCATCCGCGAGGTGTGGTTCACGGGCTTTGAGACCGCCGAAGGGAATGAGGACACGGTGATGGCCACCCTGGAGTTCACGCAGGTTGAGTCGCCTTCCTTCGATAAGCTGGCCGTGGAAGCCGCCAAGGCCGCGCCCGCCGGATCGTTCCCATCGCTATCCGACGAGGACCTGCCGGTATGATCGATTTCCGGAAAGTGCCCTACATCGAGCTGTCCACCGCGGACGCGAAGATCAATGCGCGCATCCTGGGCTTCGAGCTGCGGCAGGAACTGAAGTACCCGCGCGCCCTGGGCTACATCGATCTTTGGGACCCGGCCGGGGAGATCGCTGCGCGGCTGGAAGCGGGCACGGACATCAAGGTGCGAGGTGGTCGGCGGGGTGGTTCCGCGCATCCCTTGCTCACGGGGATCGTATCGCGCAGCCCGGAACGCGATCCCAGTCCAGCCCGCAAGCTGCACGTGCCGATTGCCGATGGATGGGCGAAGGCGGACCGCGCCGAACCGTTCCAGATTGGCTCTGGTAGCAATCTGTTGACCCCGCAGGACCTGCTGACGCAGGTGCTCCAAAAGGCGGGCTTCACCGCCACGCGGTTGTCCGCCCGGTCCTTCCCCGGCTTCTTAACCCCGTTCGCTCCAGGCTGGGAGTTGGGCCAGGCCGTGAAGGAACTGGACAACATGCTGGGCCTCACGGAGTCAACCGACAGCTTCATCAAGCAATTCGACAAGGCCACACCAGGTAGCAAGCCCGGCACGCAGGATTGGGTCACAGGCTTCGACGCGGAGGGCACGTTCTTCTGGGAGGACTGGAGGGAAGGCCCGCTGGCCAAGCTGCCTCCCGTGGCGTTCACCGCCGACGACCTGATCACTTTCGACCGCGAGGAGCCGGAGCCCGTGGAAGGCGTGGCGGCTTCGGAACGCGAGCAACGGAAGCTGGCGCGCGGGCCAAAGTGCAGCTTCGAGGTGTTCTTCGATCCAACGCTCGTTCCGGGCAGGCGCGTGAGGCTGATCGGCGAGGAATTCCGGATCGTCTGGCGGCGGCACTATCACGATGGCGAACGGTTCCGCACGGAGGCGAGCTGTGGCGCAGTCCCCGCATGATTCGCCCGCGCAGCGCTTCCGTCGCGTGATCGCGGCGGTGCTGTCGGAGTTGCTGCCGGAGATCGCGGGCAGGCGGCATCTGCCCTTCCGGGCGAAGGTGAAGGCTGTGGTGCCCGTGGCGGCGGGAAAGAGTACCGCGCTCAAGCCGCTCTACACGGCCACGTTGCAGCCGCTGCGGGCGGACGGATCGGAGGATGACAGCCAGCCCATCCTGGCCAACGTGCCCATCCAGGCGCTGTGGGTGGGCGGCGGCGCGGCGATGTTCCGCCTGCCGGAGATCGGGAGCACGGTGCGCGTGGCCTTCGACTATGGCGACCCGCGCCTGCCGGTGATCCTGGGCGCGGTGACCGAGGGGCAGGTGGTGCCAGAGGCGGCGGTGGGCGAGTTGGTGATTGGGCAGAGCGCGACGGCGGGCATCCGCATCAAGCCCACCGGCGCGATCCAAATCCTGCTGACACCCGGCGCCAAGATCAGCCTGGGCAATGGTACCGATGAGCTGCTGGCCATCATCGATGAGGCGCTGGCCTACGTGGAAACGCAGATCGATTTCAGCAACGGCGGCGGCAACACGGGGCCGCCCACCACAGCGGCGATTCTGACGGCGCTTCGCTTGCGGCTGGCAACCTTGAAGGCGTGACATGGCAGAGGGATTCCTAGGCACCGACTGGCTGATCGATCCCGTGACGCGGGATTGGGTGCTGGATGGCGTGGGCGAGCCGCGCACGGTTGCGGGCCGTGCGTGCCTGGGGCAGGACCTGCGGCATCAGCTCACCTACAACCCGGCGGTGCTGCGGTTCATGGGGCGGGATCTGCGGCCCGGCGAGGTGGATGACCTGCTGAACCTGGTCGCGATGGAAGCCGAGAAGGACCCGCGCGTGATGGCCCGCAGCGCCGAGGCGGCGATCCGCCGCTTCGACGTGGCGGCGGGCTTGCTGGAAAACACTCTGTCCGTGCTGCCGATTGGCGCAGACCGACCGGAGAACGTGATCGTGCGGGTGGGTGGATCATGACCGAACCGAACTGGGCCACAGAGCTGGGCGTCCACGAGAGCGATGAGGCTTTCGAGGCGGAGCTTGCCGAAGAATTGGACGGCGAGGGCAGCCAGCTCACCAACCGCAACCCGTTCTCCAGCTTTTGGGGCGTGGTGCGGAGCGTGGTGACGCGCCCGGTGCGTGCCCTGGAAGGGTTGATGGTGGCGGTCGTGCCGATGGGCTTCCTGCGCTATGCGAAGGGCGCGTGGCTGGATGCGAAGCTGCCGGAGTTCGGGGCCGAGCGGAAACCCGGCTTCAAGGCGCGGGGCAACATCACGTTCTCCCGCGCGGGCACCGTGGGCAACGTGAACATTCCGGCGGGAACGATTGTGGCCTCCGGTGTGCTGGCCGATGGCACGAGGAAACGCCTCGTGAGCCTGGCCCCAGCCTTGCTCCCCGATGGCAGCAGCGAGGTGGATGTGCTGTGCGAGGCCGAGCAAGTAGGCGCCGCGTACAACCTGCCGGATGACACCTACGTGGAACTGGTCACGACCATCTCCGGCATAGACGCGGTGACCAACGCCGAGGGCTGGCTGACGGTGGCCGGTGTGAACCGGGAACTCGATCAGGAGGCTATTGACCGGGTGATCGAGGGCCAGAAGTCCGGCGGCGAGGGTTGGATCGGCGGCGACAAGACGTACCTGGACCTGGCGAAGAACTTTCCCGGCGTGGTGGACGCCTACGTGGACGGCAGCGAACCACGCGGGCGGGGCACCGTGGACATCGTGATCCTGGGCGGCGCGGGCATCCCCACCCTGCAGCTGATCAATGACCTGGCCGCGCACCTGGATGAGAACGGCAAGCCCATCACCGACGATGTGGCCGTGGTGGGGCCTTCGCCCGTGACGGTGGACGTGGACGCCGAGGCGGTGGCCTACACGAACGATCCCCGCACGAACGGCGCCATCCAAACGGCGGTGGAAGGGGTGCTGGATAGCTTCTTCAGCTTCGGCATTGGCGGGCAGTTCCTCAAGCTGGGGCAAGACTATGTGCTCGCGCAGGTGGCCTCCGCCTGTGTGACCCAGGCGGGCGTGAAGGACCTGCGGTTCACCACGCCCGCCGCCAACGTGCCGATCGCCTTCAATGAATTCGCGGCGGCGGGGACGCGCGACGTGACCGTGACGCGGGAGGACCCGTAGATGGCGACCGACTTCCGCGACTGGATCACACTACCCGAACAACTCAGCAAGCCGGATGGCGTTGCCGATGCCGGTCACCAGATCACCCTGTTCAAGCGCGCCCTGGGGGCTGTGTTCAATGGCATGCGGGACACCGCAAACCGCATCCGGCGGGAATGGATGGTCACCACGGCCACCTTGCCGTTCCTGATCGAGCACGGGGCGGACCGTGTGATTTACCCCTACGCCGGGGAGCCGGTCGAGGACTTCCGCGCCCGCGTGCTGACCGGCCTGCGCTCCAAGAAGCCCGGCGAGACGAAGGCCGGCATGCGCATCGCGCTCAACACGCTGGGCCTCAAAGACTACGTTCTGTTGGAGCTGTACCACCTCCCCTTGGATGACCCGGCCGACAAGCGCTGGAACGTATTCGAGGTGCGCTACCCGGACGCGGGCAACGAGGGGCTGACGGACGGCCAGGTGCAAGAGCGCATCAACAAGGCGAAACCTCCGCGCGCCATCGGCATTGCTGTGCGGTACCGGGGCGATGTGATGCAGGGATTCGGCATGCGGTTCGGTCAACACTTCGGAACCTAAAGGCACGGATGCCGATCATTCAAGCGACGCAGAACCTGAAACTCGAGAAGCCCGAGGCCAACCACGCGACGTGGGAGCGGGCCTACTGGCGGTTCGCCACCATGATGGACCTGTGGCTGACGCAGATCGCGCGCGGCCACTACGTGGTGTCTGGCGGCAACCTATCCATCGACGGGGCGGAAGTG